TGACTGCCCAGAAGAGTGGACAAGCGAAACGGCATTGACTGAAATACTAAAACTAGAAACATTTGAAGGAAGTATCTAAAACAGAAGAGGAAAAAGAAGAGGTAGGCTTTGATGAGCTTTTGAAAGCTATGGAAGAAGCAGACGCGGTAACGGATCACCCAGAATGTACAATAGATAACCCCGATTGCGAGACTTGTAGTGGCTAACTTTAAGAAAACAGAGAAAGAATTGGAGAAGTTTGCCGATGGGGTCGTTAGGGCTGCGCGGATAAACTTACAAAAGTCTAAGGCTTCAGGCGGCCTCATGGACTCCGTGCGCCATGAACTGAATGTAACCAAGCGCAAAGACTTCGTTTCTTCCTTCTCTCTTAAATTCTACTTCGATGATTACGGCGACTACCTAGACAAGGGTGTAGACGGAACACGAAAAAAGCAGAACGCGCCATATTCCTTTAAGAAGGAAACAGTAGCACCAGCGCACCAACTCTCAATGCAGAAGTGGGCGAAAAAGAAAGGGATAAGAGCAAGGGATTCAAAGGGAAAGTTTACAAATAAGGCTAGCGCAATTCGTGGGCTTTCTTACGTCCTTGCAAGGTCGGTAAAAAGGAAGGGGATTAAGAAAACTCAATGGTTCACAAAAGCCTTCACAACAAAATACAAAAAGTTCGACGAAGTTCAGAGGGTTTTCGCTTTGGACTATGCTAAATTCTTAGCTCAGACACTAAACGAAACCAATGGCAATAACTAAAGACCAAACCCCCGACGACTTAAACCTACTTCAAAATGAATTGGTGTATGTTGTATCTTCCACCAACCAGGCCGAAGAGCAGTTTAGATACGTCTTCGATGTAAAGCTAGATTTAGGTGCTGGCGCAGTGTCCGTTGCAAGAGTTCGGCAAGTGCCAAACCCCACCGGCTACGGCATTGTCAACATAGCCAAAATCATTGAGCCTTATTTCGCAGCGACCAAAATAAGCACCACAGGAACGAACCAAGAGATTCACAGAATAAACTCAACAGACAATAATTGGGTAAGCCTGAACACGGACACATTGAAACTTGTTGAAGTGGAATTTGGTGAGCATTACGTTCACTCAGGAGAAACAGACCCCACCACAGATGCGGATTTAACGAACGATCAGATATACGTTATTGACGGGGTGCAGCAGTTCGAGGATGGTATAAATTGGACATTTGACCCATACATTCCAAATGATTCGGCTGCCAAGTTTTTAACCAACGCACCCAACATCGAGTATGTAGACTCAGACCAATATCGCACAATCTCTTGGCTTGGTGTTGCAACTTCCCAAGCGGGAACGATAAGAGTTAAATTTTATGAGGCAGACGGAACGGTAATTCAAACCGAAGACATCGACATTAGCCTAGAAGGAGGCTCTGACCCGAACGTCAGCGAAGACGATGCAATGCAGTTCTTTGGTTGTGGGCCTCAGAACTTCGAAGATGGCGATGTGGCAAACCTAAAGCCAAGCAACAATAGTACACTATCTTATTACTCTGTAAGATTAAGAAACGTAGGTAACACGACAAACGAAAGCGAGCTTAAGTATTTCTATTTGAATGAGAGTTGCAAATACACACCCTATGTACTAGCATGGCAGAACAGACTTGGAGCTTGGGATTACTATTCCTTTCAAAAGAAGAGTTCCCGTAGTTTGAGTATTCAGCGTTCTACCTTTCAGAGCCTTCCAGGAGACTACTCCGGCTCGTCGTATTCTACTCAGACATGGAACAGGGGAAAAACAAACTTTGCAATTAAAGCAGAGGAAGAGGTAACGGTAAACACCGACTTTGTAACAGAAGCGGAATACGCTTGGTTGGAGGAATTGCTAACGTCTAAGGAGGTTTATCACATTGGTAGTGTTACGCGTCCAATCGTACTAACAGACAGCTCCTACCTGATTAAAACGGGCGTAAACGATAAGATAATGCAGCTCTCTGTCAAGTTTAAGTACAGCAATAAGCGGAAGGTATGATAGAGATAAGAGTATTTGACCAAGACGGCTCTAGGTCGGGCGAATGGTTGGACGTTTCGGAGGGCGATTCTATACAACTGAACTTCTCGGTAGCTGAGATTCAGGATATATCGAAGCGGAATAGCTCTTTTTCGGAGGCTTTCAGGCTTCCGATGTCTAGGAAGAACAATAAATTCTTCAAGTCTGCTTTCGATGTGAACATCTCGGGCGGTGATTTCGATGTATATGCTAAGACAAGGGCGATAATATACGAAGACACCATACCCCTTTTGGATGGTTATTTGAAAATCAACTCAATAAACCAACTCACAGAGGAATACGATGTAAACATTTTCGGTGATTTTGCCAATATAGCTAGGGAACTAGGCGACAAAGACCTGTCGGAATTAAACCATGCAACGCTCGACGATTTAGCGGGGTTAAATCATACGCTATCAGCCGCAAATATTATAGACGGATGGGCTGGAAATACGGCTTACTCTGTTAGTGGTACGGGCTTCGATGGCTCGGAAATTATGTACCCTATAAACGACTACGGGTTTGGCTTTAGGCTTGATGGCAGCCGCGACGCGATAGACCAAGTAGAGCGAGGCATACCACCAAAGGGATTGAGGCCAGCGGTAAAGGTTAAGACCATTTGGGATATGATATTTTCCCATGCGGGGTACAAATACGAGTCATCTTTTATTGCAACGGGTACGGCTTTTGATAATATATATATGCAATGCTCCGGACACAACAAGAACGGGGTAAGTGTTACAGTATTTAAGGGATTCAAAGCAAAGCAGTCAGTAACACAAACTGTGTCAAGCTCGGTATTGGGGACTGGAGGGTTTTACAAAATGCTGTTTAATACTGAATCGTACGATGGAGATAACAAATACGACACATCTAATCAAGTTTGGGAAGTTCCAGGCTCAGGTGAATGGGAGATAACAGTAGAACTATATATGTATTGGAGTCGGCACAACGGATTAGTAGCAGACCCTTCTGGTGTTTCCTCTGTTCAAGTTGGCTTATACAACGTAACCACTTCCAAAATAGTCGAAAGAAAAGGAGTGCCCATGAGAGATATGCATACTTTTCCGCATGGGTTTACAAAACCCCCAAGAACACTATTACCTCCTACCGAGACCTCTAAAATTTCAAAGTTTAAATTTAATACTAACGTAGACAATGTTTCCGTAGGCGATGAAATAGCAGTCTATCTATTTTACAACCTACAGTCGAATGTTAAATTTCAGATACTAAAAGAAAACTCTAATAGTGACCCTAGCAATTGGAGAACTACCAAAATACCTTTGGCGGGTTCTTCTGGAGGTATTACAATGGAGGACGAGATACCACCAATCAAGCAGCTAGACTTTGTGAAGGGCATAGTGTCAAAGTTTAACCTGATGATAACTCCCGACAAGACAGACTCCAAGCAGTTAAGAATAGAGCCTTTTAATGATTGGGCTTTATCGGGGTCTACTTTGGATTGGAGTAACAAGCTAGACATAAGTAAGGAGGTAACTATAAAACCCCTTCACGAGTTCCAAAAGGCAGATATACTTTTTGAAGACGCACTAGACAACGATAAGTTAAACAAGGATTACCAAGATCAGTTTGGTAAAAGGTATGGCGTGGCAGAGTTTAAGACAGATAAGCCGTTTGCAAATGGTGAACTGAAGATAACCACGCCTTTTAGTCCATACCTAACAACTGTAATACCAGGAACGGCAGATGTGCTACACGCTCCACTTTATGACCTTGACGAGCAAGGAACACCCAAGAAGATAGCACACAAGCCTAAGCTATTCTTTTATCATGGAACATACTCAATATCTAGCGGTTACAACTTTATAGAAGACGGCTCACCTGCTGTTATCACAACTACTAGATCATGGCCTTTCTGTACTCATTACGAAAACCACAGAAGCACGGACGGAGATATAGACCTTTCATGGGGATACTCTTCGCCTTATTCAAGGGATGCAACCGTTACAACGCTAACCAAAGAAAATGCCTATAATAAGTTCTGGGCGAAGTACATAAACCAGATGTATAATAAGGATGCTCGAATGTTGGTGGGGAACTTCAAACTGACGGCAAAGGACATTAACGAGCTAGACTTCAGGGATAAGATATGGGTAAGGGATGCTATGTACCGACTAAACAAAGCCTCAGGCTATACGGTTGGCAAGGATAGTTTAACGCGCTGCGAGCTTATTAAGGTCATTGACATAGGGGTATTCGATTGTTCAGTAGTTCCCGACACAATGAACGAAGATGGCACAATTAGCTTCATGGACCCCACAGATGGTGGCGCAGCTACTCCTAACAGAAGATGTTGCAACGATGCGGGCTTTGTCTTTTTAGACGATGAATGTTGGTGGAAAGAACCTGGCTCGCCTACGATGAACGCACCCGTTGACTCGATTCTGCAAGATAGCAACCTGAATACAGGGTATGGTAACAACTTACAGGGCGGGGGTAATTTTGCTATGGATGCTAGAGCGTCAAGCGCAACGGGTTCAGACAACACAATAGGAAGCGGGTCAAAGAATACGATAATACAAGGCGACTCAAATACTGCCGGACTAGATACTTCCAACTCTTTGGCGGTAGGTGAAAGTAACCTAATAGGCAGCACTACGGAAAGGGCTGACATCTCAAACGTAGCAGTATTCGGCAAGAATGCGCACGCTATAAGAGAGGGTGAGTTTGTGCATGGTTGGGGTACTACTTCAGACCGCAGTCAGTATTCTAGGATGTTGCTATTTGAAGATATAGCTACTTCAACTTCGGGATGGACACAGATACACCCAGCCCAAGACACGGACAAACATATAACAATGGGCGAAGGTTCTGCTATTTCGGTAGTCCTTAACGCGGTGGCTTATGACGAGGGAGGCGGGAATGTAGCAACGGGTATTATATACCATTCAGCTTTTAGACGAGCAACCGGAGGAAGTGTTACTATGGTTTCAGGCTCAACGATAAACGCTGAAGCCGATGGAGCGTTAGCGGCTCTGCAAGTAAGAACAAGCGCAGACACTACTAACGAGGCTATAGCAGTAGAGGTTAATACCGGAGCTTATGCAGCCGTAACAAGTTGGCACATCACAGTAGAATTATTTGAATATAGAGAGTATTGACATGAGCAACTTATTTAGCGAGGTGATAAAGGCTAACAACGCCTTAAATACATCTAAGAAGGTAGGAACGAGGGAAGAATTTATTGCAGGCGGCGGGTATTCTCTCAGCAGTTCATTAAAAAAGACATGGCGCACTTGTGTTTTTAGACTAAAGAATAGAAAATGGCAGAAAAAATAAAGTTCGACCTTGAAATAGATGGCTCTCAGGCCCAAGAATCCATAAAAGGTGTAGGCGATGAGATGAAAGACCTCAAAAAAAATGCAGAGGGAACGAGTAAGGGTGTCAATAAAATTGGTAAAGGTGCGAAGGCTCTAGGTGCTGGCTTTAAGGCTTTAGGTATTGGTTTAGTCATTGCTGCATTTGCCAAGCTGTCAGAAGCTCTCGGTAAGAATCAAAAGTTTGCCGATGGATTGACTGCTGTAATGACGGGCTTAGGAATTGCCTTTAGCGACTTCGTTACATTCATTGGCAACAACATAGACCCCGTAGTAGATTCATTTAAGGCCCTCTTTGAGAATCCGCAGAAAGCTGTTAAGGACTTCGCTGATACGGTTAAAAAGGGGCTAATAGATAGGTTCAACCAGCTACTTGAAGTTTTTGGGTATCTAGGCAAAGCCTTAAGGAGTCTTTTTGCGGGTGAATTTACCGAAGCTCTGGAACACGTTAAAGAAGCTGGCAGGCAATCCGTAGACGTTTTGACGGGTGTCGATGGCTCTTTAGAAACCATAACCGACAGCATAAAGTCTGGTATTAACTTCTTGGCTAAATATGCCTCTGAAGTGGCGGCAACAGCCCAAAATATCACACAATTAGAGAACAAACTAAAAATACTTGAGTCTCAGCAGCAGCTAGTACAGCTAACGTTCCAAAAAGACGCTGAACTACAAAGGCAGATAAGAGACGACGTTAGCCTGACATTTGACGAAAGAAAAAAAGCCAACGATGCACTAGGGGTTATATTAGAGGAGCAGCTACTAAAGGAAAAGGAACTTGCCGATTTTAGGCTTAAAGTGGCTCTAGCCAATATGCAGATAAACGGCAACAGCATTGAGAGCCAAGAGCGATATAATGATGCTCTAGGACAGCAGGCTGAATTAGCCGAAAGGATAGTAGGCCAACAATCGGAGCAGCTTACCAATACAAATTCTTTAATATTAGAACAAAGGGGGGTAGCGCAGGAACTTGCACTAGTTGGGCTTACCCAGAGGGAGAAGGAACTTCAAGAGGTTGAGTTATGGTACTCTCAAATGCAAGAGAAAGCTAGGATTAATAATAGTAGCCTTTTAGATATTCAATTAGAATACTTAGAGAAGGTTGCAAATGTTGAGACTAAGTATGAGGAAGAAGCAAATGAAAAACGTAAAAAGCAAGCCGAAGAAGAACTAGAAATCTATGAAGCTAATAAGCAGGCGAGATTAAGTATTGAACAGTCTGCTGTTTCAAGCCTTAACTCTCTTGCTACATTGAGCTTTAAAAACGCTGAAAAGGCTGAAAAGTTTCAAAAGGGAGTAGCTATCGCGCAGTTAGCTATTGATACGGCCCGCTCTATAAGTTCGGCTATTGCAGGGGCGCAAGCAGCAGCACTAGCAACAGGGCCAGCCGCACCATTTACAGCTCCGGCACTTATAGCAGGAGCGATTGCCACCACTTTAGGGGCATTTGTTCAGGCTAAACAGATACTAAACAAAGCAAAGGGGCCATCTGCTCCATCACTTAGTGCGCCTTCAATTCCTTCAGGGCCGCAAGACCAATCAAACGCGGCAAGGGGAATCGACATAGACACCGAAAACGAAGGTAGTGGCGATTCAATGATAACTAAAACCTATGTACTATCGAAGGACGTTAGTAGTAAGCAAGAGCTAGACGCGGCAATAAAACGCGAATCAGTTATCTAGCTTTAGTTAAAGTAAGAAACATTTTGGACTTATACAACGAAACGCCTCAAAGTACATATAAGAACACACACACGCCATGACGAAAATCACAGAACTAATACTAGACGAAGGGGAAGACCTATACGGAGTCGATGCCATTTCCTTAGTGGAATATCCAGCCATCGAACAAAACTTCGTATTCCTATCTCAGGAAAAGAACAAATATGTATTCGCTAAAGCAGACGATGAGAAAAAACTACTTGTCGGCCCTGCCCTGATTCCGAACAAACAGATTTACAGAATGGATCAGGAAACGGGTGAAGAATACTACGCACACTTTTCAAAGGAAACCATTAGGAGGGTATCGGAGCTTTACCTACAAAAGAACAACCACCACAACTATACATACGAGCATGAGAACAAGGTGGGCGGCCTTTCTCTTTTCGAGTCCTGGATAGTAGACTTTCCGGACATGGATAAATCTAGGGCTTACGGCTTTGAGCCAAAAGAAGGATGGTGGATGGTATCACTAAAGGTTCATTCGGACGAACTATGGGCTAAGATTAAAAGCGGAGAGGTTAAAGGCTTTTCAATCGAGGGCTATTTCGCGGACAAGATTAAAGCATCAAAGGTGTTTGACTTAGCTACTGAAATGGATGCGCTCATTAAAAAATTAGAGGAGTCTAAAAAATAGTTTAGACAAGTCTAAAAATCAGGCACTTACACGCTTTTTTTGTAACGCCTTCATATAGATACATATAAGCACATGGAAACAAACAACATCGAAAAACTCAAAGACTCGTTTTCTAAGCTGAAAAAACTGGTCTTTGGCGAGGAAATCAAGCTAATGGCAGAAGCCAAGCTAGAAGACGGCTCTATTATCGGAACTCAGGCAGATGAGTTTGCTGAAGGAGTCGATGTGTTTTTGGTAGAAGATGGCGAAACTATGCCGCTTGAACCGGGAACGTACACCACCGAAGACGGTTTTACTTTAACAGTCGAAGAAGCTGGCACAGTTGCAAGCTATGAGGCAGTTGAAGAAGAAGCCCCTGAAGAAGAAATGTCAAACACCGAAGACTTGAAAGAGCAGATCGTTGGTGTCATGGGATTCCTTGAAAATATTATGACTGAGCTACAATCACACAAAGAACAGTTGGCAGCATTAACGCCAGAGGTTGTAGAGCTTTCAGAAGAAACGAAAGAAGACGAAGCCAAAGAAGATGCGCAAGCAGAGGCTGAAGCGATCGTACTTTCAAAAGAAAAATCCAGCGCGAATCTAAGCAAGCCTTCTAATTGGTCGGCAATGTCTCAGACTGAGCGTTCAATATACATTAAAGAAAATTATAAAAATTAATCATGGCTGATTCAGTTACTTCAACCTATGCAGGGGAGGCCGCAGGCGAATACGTTGCCGCAGCACTTCTCTCTCCGAAATCTCTAGACGGGATGACGGTTAAACCAAACGTAAAGAAAAAACTAGTAGTAAAGAAAGGCGCGGACAGCGTAGCCCTTGCAGATGCTACTTGCGACTATACTAGCGCAGGGGACGTTACAATTACCGAGCGTGTACTAAGTGTAGAATCTTTTCAAATCAACAAAACCGTTTGCAAACAAGACTTTTTGGACGATTGGGACGCAGTTTCTATGGGTGCTTCTGCACACAACGAAAACGCTCCTTCTACCTTCAACCAGTATTTTATTGACAGACTTACTAGCCGAACAGGAGAAGCAATCGAGAACAACATCTGGACGGGTATCGACGCAACTGCTGGACAGTTCAGCGGATTCGAAACTCTATGGGCTGCTGACTCGGATGTAGTAGACGCTACTGCGGCTGCTTTCTCAGCTTCAACCATTGATGACGCCTTGAACACAGCGATTGACAATATTCCTGTAACAATTCTAGGTTCTTCTGACTTGAGAATTTACATGAACACTCGTTCATTATGGTACTACAAGCAGTTCCTAATGGCCAACTCTCATGGAGGTGTAAACATCTTTAACGGTGAGATTCCTGTTTTGAGCTACGCTGGTATCCAGATTGTAGAATGTCCTGGTATGTCTGTTAACAAACTAGCCATCGCAGAACAAACAAACCTTTGGTTCGGTACTAACTTACTCGACGATATGAACGAGGTTAAAGTTATCGACACGGCAGAGACTCTAGGAGACCAAAATATACGATACGTTATGCGAGCATCTGCGGGTGTACAGTACGGTATCGGTTCAGAAATCGTATACATTAACGCGTAATTATGGCCTGTAACTTAACACTCGGTAGAGCCGTAGCGTGTAAGGATCAGGTTGCTGGACTTCGCAAACTCTATTTTGCGAATTACGGCGGTTTCTCTTTAGGGTACGATGCAACAGATACCGACATGGTGGACGACTTAGGGGCTGTAACAGTCTATGAGTACGACCTAAAAGACGGAAATGCCTCTTATACTGAGGCTGTTCAATCTACACCCGAAAATGGTACAACGTTTTGGGAGCAAACCCTAGAGGTTTCCTTCCCTAAGTTGTCCAAAGAAGACCATAAGGAGCTGAAAATTATGGCCTATGGCCGTCCACATATCATCATATTGGACAACAACGACAATTTGCTTGTAATGGGCTTACTTCAAGGTTGCGATGCAACAGGAGGCGGCTTAGAAACAGGACAAGCAAAAGGAGATTTTAGCGGTTATCGCTATACCTTCACAGCAAAAGAGAAAGTTCCAGCGAACTTCTTGAAAGCGACTGCGGGTACAAGTGCTACTGCTTACCCATTTGACAACCTTACAAGTACTGTAACGGTTACAGCAGGATAATTCTCGACTCATCCTTCAAGCAATTAAGCCTCCTTCTGGGGGCTTTTTTGTTGCTTTTTTTAGAAAATACATATAAGAGTATGTGGACGGTACGCAAGAAATTCAAGGGGTTAATAGTGAACGGATTGTCTAAGCCTTTAGGCGAACAAACAGAGGCAGAAATACTAGGACTATACCCACAAATAAGAAAAAAATACTTCTATGATAAACCTGACAAGCGGACAGGCGAACTCGGTAGTGCTAACGCTAACGGAGAAGGCGACCAACCTGCCAGCTAACTACGTTCTATTCGTTTTTAAGCACGGAGCAGAAACGGTGCAAACAGCGATAGCCACAAGCGTTACAACTTACGGGGGTACTAACTCTAGGACCTACGATTTAGTTGTTATCCCTTCCACCACTTTTGCCACGCTGAACGCATACTATGACTATACAGCTTATGAGCAGTCTAGCGCGGTGAACACAGACCCAACGGACGCAAGTATTGTGGGT